TTTATTGTTTACATAATGTGGTTTATCCCTTGGCTTCTTTTTAACTTTCTTTTCCATAATTTAGTATCTATTATAATATATGTTTCATTAAACGTACACAATAAAAATGCATTTTTTATCATTTTACGGTGTACAACTGTTCAAACTTTTGGTATAATAATTAAGTCCAAACAAAAAAAGGAGGAGTCTATTCTTTTCCTTTGTGCTTCTTTCTCCATTCGGAGTGATAATCAGAAGTTGATTGATATCCTTTATCCTCTTGTAATCCACTACTGTCACTGATGCCATTATCGATCTTCCATTCTTCACCTTCGTCATCATCCATTAAATCTTGATTATCAACTGGAGGATCAGTATTCTCAAACAACAGATTGTTTATCTCATTATCTGTCATGATATCCTTTAATTTGTCGATTAAAAAATATCGATGATAGTGTAGCTTAAGGGCAAAAGGTGTTTCAGTAAAACCTATGATCTTATCTCCGGCGAGCTGCACTAATTCGTCCTCTTCAGTATCGATCCAAGGGCGTAAATAACTTTTTTGTTCCAAATCATCGAACGTTAACTGCAAGGGCGCAGCGATGTTTAGAATATTATTTTCTTCATCTGTATCGATATTTTCTGCGATAATGTATGTACCATCAACTAATCGATAACTACAAACTGATATATCGTTTAAAAACGCTTTTAGTGCTTCTGATGGGATGAATGTCATAGTGGTACCTCGTGTATTTTGTAGTTGAATTTTTCTTTTGCGTAAATTTTTACTCTTTCAATAGCATGATTTAACGTATAGTTCTTTTTCTTTTTCCATGAAAAGTCATCAGCTAAATCATATATAGTACAACCTTGTCCATCTTCCGTTTTTCTTAAACCACGACCAATCGATTGAAGGACTCTTATTTGTGATTTTGTAGGTGAAGCAAACATTATATTGTGTAGATTAATTATATTTATACCTGTGCTAAAGGTACCAACACTCGCTACAATCACTGCGTTCTTTTCTTTTTCAGTAATTTCGCGAATCCTTTCACGCTCTTCGGCATTTACAGCACCGGATACAAAGAAAACTTTTCGGCCGGTACCTTTTAATTTTTCAACAAACATGTCGTATAGAGGCTTTCCATGCTTTTGCACCAAGTTATATAGCACCAATGAGTTACCTTGCTGATCACACGTAAGGTTAACAATAAATCGATTACGCTTTTCGTGACTTACTATATGATCTATTTCATCTTGGTACTTTAGTCCTTTACACACTTTACGTTCTTCGTCTGGATATTTTAGAACTAAACACTGAACTGTAAGCTGTGCTAACGTATCAGAATCAATCAACTCCTTTGTAGTAGTCACCTTATAAACAGGACCAAAGTTACCTTCTAAAGTCATTTGATTCGACACCGCACCATCAAGCGTACCAGTAGTACCTATACGCATATGCGCTTCAGTTAATCGATTCATGATTGTAGTTAAACTTTTAGCTTTAAATGTGTGTGCTTCATCGCCTACAACAAATCCGTATTGTCTAAACCAAGATTGAGGTAAACGAATAGCGCTTTGCCAAGTAGTAATAACTACAGATTGATCAAAATCTATTTTTTCTTTGCCTGAATAAATTCTGTGAACATCTTCTTCTACGTCAAACGTATCATCTTCACCTGAATAATCTGCAAAGTCTTTATACATTTGTTCAACCAACGATGTAGTAGGCACAACAACTAATGCTTTAAAATCAACATCCGTTTCAAGAAAATATCGCATTAGCATATAAATGATTAGCGATTTACCAGAACCTGTAGGAGATATCAAAATACATCTACTATTTTGCGCTGCATGAATAAATGCATCTAACTGATAGTCTCGTGGATTAATCATTTTGCCTTTAATGCTAATAGGCAACTTATCTACGAATTCTTTCAATTCATCTTTTTCATCAACAGAGTGTTTTAGAGAATCATCTACCTTAAGTTCATACCCTCGTTCATAACAAAACTCTGCAACTCGCTTCATTAAACCATAAGGAATAGTTTGCGATCGTGAATCAAACAGACGTATTTTACCGTCCCACATTTTATTGCGATAGGCAGGCATAAATTTATATCCCTCAGCATAGAACGTAAAGTATTCCGATAATTCCATCAAAATACCACTATCGTCAGATCGTAGTATTACTTTAGCTTCATCTTTTTTTGTTGCAATTATCATTACATGCCTGATGTAAACTTCTTAAAGTCTAAAATATTTTTCACGTGTGTATGTCTCCATCTGATGTTACCCATGATTTCTTCAAGTGTATCAATAATTGTTTTCTGATAATCTATCTGTGCTTTAATGCGTACCATATCTTCATCAGTTGAGTAATACATATCCATGTCGCTCTTTAATGGTTTAGTCATACCATCAAATGGGTCGTACTTCCATTTACGATCATCCATATCTTGTTGCGACATCTTACCATTATAATAAAGCCACTTATCTTTTTTCATGGATTCTTGTTCCATTTCTTTTTTCTTTAACTGAAGCTTAGCCATTGAAAAAAGTTCAAGATATTTGGCGTGTAATTTAGAAGACTTTAAAGTTTCTTCATCAAGGCAGACATCATCAATGACTGCATCCTTCTTCCACATTTCGAGGATTTGTTCCAAGTTAATCATAATATAATTTATTTATTCTTATTTAATTATTACGAATTCATTATACCTAAACGTAACATCTGCTTGTAAGTATTCTACATCGGTTGATTGCACACTGAATTCTACACCACTTAATGATGTAGGAAACGCATCTTTAAATTGAAATTGTTTATTTACATTATTGTGGCTCGACATAACAGATAAAATCATATCATGTCTTTCGAGTTTTTGCGTATTTGATTTTAGCCACTCAAAAATTTCAGTATAGTTTTTCATATCTTCATCGATTGCAAACCTTAAACTCAATGTATCAAATGTTCGGGCCTCGCCTGGTGTATAACCAATTGTATTACGAAAATTAGTAATGACTTCACCAGAACTAACAGAAGGAATACCAAAGCTCGTAATAAAGAATTCTGTATTAGCAAACTTCTCTCGATTAATCGTAAGCTTAAATCCTGTAGGAGAAAGCATGTTAATATTTGGTGTTAAATTTGTTCCGCTCATATATCTATTTATAACGCAAAAAAGGGGAGCTCCGAAGAACTCCCCTTTAACTAAATGTTAGTTAACTAAGCTTAGCTTTGTCCACCAACGTTGATGTTCTTCACGCGGAAGGAGCGGAAGTAAGGGTTGGTACCTTGAGCACCAATTCCATCAATAACTCCATTAAGAGGATTAGCAACAAGACCATAACGAGTCTTGAAAGCAATCTTCGGTTGGAAGCTATTTTCACCAACTGCACGTACCATTGTGAGTGGTACATATGGGCAATAGAAGAGACCAGCGTCATAGGCGCTGTCACCCTTATAACCAACTGTTGCATAATCGGTAGTTGCATAAGGATCTACATAGACCTTAAGCTTACCATTAAGAACACCAGCGAATGTGTTACCAGCGGAATCAACTGCAAGTTCACCTTCACCACCATACTTGAGACCACCAGCGGCAGCAAGTGCAGAAGCTACGTTAGAGGAGCAGATAACATAGTTACCTTTTCCACGACGTGTGCGGCGTGCAATTGTATTAGCTTCTTGCTCAATTTGGAAGATAAGGGACTGGAACTTTTCAACTGCCCAGCGGCCGTCTGCATCAGCAACAAGGTCGAAGGCTCCAGTTGAACCAACTCCACCTACTTCACCAGTAGTTACGATTGTGCGGATAACTTCACGGTTAATTTCACCAAGGATCTCACCAGACAAGATGTTAGCCAATTCAGATTCAGCGTCAAGGCCGTGAACTGCTTTAAGATCTTGTGCAAGCTCCATGGAGTATTCTGCTTTCAACTGACGAGTCACTGCAGTAACAGTAGACTTTTCAATTGTGAAGCCCATTTCTGCAAGAGACTCGGAAGTTTCAGCAGCATTAGTTCCAATACCTGTACCAGTAGTGATACCAGACTCAGGAGAGTCGAAAAGACCACCAGCGTGTGTACCTGTACCAGAGAAGTCTGTGTCAAGCTCACCGTTACCAGCATCAGATTCAGGAGCAAATGCTTCTTCATCAGCAGTAGTTACGGCACCATCAGCATAACGAGCCTTCATCGCGAAGATAAGACCAGTAGGACCAGACATTGGCTGAACACCTGCTACATCATAAGCGATGAGGTTAGGCATTGCACGACGTACAAGAGAGATGAGAACGGGATTAGGCGTCTCAATAGAAGCCGTGTTAGTGTTAGCATCTTCAGTCAAAGAAAACGTTGAGGCTTGAGCTTCTTTGCGAAGAGCACTTTCAGTGTTCTCCAAAAGCTTAGCTGTAACAGCTTTCTTGTAGCTATCAGTGATAGCAGGAGCATCGGAATGTTCAAGAACCGGTGCCCACTTTTTAATTTCATTTTCTGCGTTTAACATTTTTAAATTTCCTTTTTAATGTTGTTTATGATTGGGTTTATTTGAATTTAGAAAGTTGTTGTACATACTTTGCCATATCAGCTGGAAGCTTCGACATAGGATCTACTTGACCTTCTACGATTGTTTGTGTTTCGGTTGTTGCGGAAGTATTTGATTCCGTAATAACTTCTGTAGTTTCAGTTGACTCTTTGAAGAATCCTTCTTTGATTGTTTCTACCTTAGCGGCAAAAGTCTCAGCATCAACAAATTCACTTTCTTCAACGAGTGAAGTAAGTTTACTTGCTTGTGTAGATGCTAAATCAGCAGACGCTTCGCTAATGATCTTTTCGCGTTGAAGAGTTTCAACTTGACGTGCAAGTTCGCTCTTTTCAGCTTCAGCATTAGCAAGAGATTCCTGTACTTCAGTAACCTGTTCTGAAAGCTCATCTACAAGATCAACTTTAGAGTCAGGAACTTCAATATAATGTTCAGTGAATACACCTTGTAGTGCACTCATGAAGTTTTCTGTAATCTCTGTGCGTAGTTTGTTATCAACAAACTCCTGATTTTCTTCAATCCAAGATTCAACAACGAAGCTCAAATAGTCGTCGATCTTTTCAACAAGAGACTCACGAACGTAAGTAACTTCTTCTTGTAGATCTTCGGTGTATTGAGATTCAAGTTCTTCTTGAATTGTTTGTACTTTATTTGCTACAGCAGCTTCAAATAAGATAGAAGCTTTTGCTTTGAAGTCTTCAGTTAACTCTTGGTCAGCTTCTGCAAGTACTTTAAGGTCTGCAGCGAAATGATCCGCTTCAGTTTCTTCCTTGTGTGTACCACAGCTAGATGCCATGATTGATTGATAAGAAGCCATTAGATCGTCCTTTTTCATAGCCTTAAGTTGACCATACATCGCATTGATGATATCACCTTTAGTCTTAGGAACTTCTACTTCT